AACTTGAACAACACACCGAAGGGTTCGTATTCAAAACCTAATGACATGGATTGGGATATGTGGCCGCACAAGGGTTACGATTCCAGCGATCATTCGAAAAGAGATCGTATTTGCAATTCCATGACAAGTATTGCTGCAAGCAATCGGATCGCTAGAGCTAAGACGGCATCGACAGGATCTAGGATTCGTATTCAGTCCGCAATGACAGGCTCTGGCAATCCGTTCCTGAGTACTGTAAAACGGAAAACGAAAAGAAAGCTTTTTGTGATTGTCGATATGTCGGGATCAATGGCATATCCTTTGATTCACCTAGGAGGAATCGAGTTCGTATCCGCTTTACGGTTACTGGACGAGAAAGGCGTTGCTGATGTTCAGATAGTTTTCACCTCCGAAGACATGATCGGTGACATGAGTAACGTATCCAGCAATGAAATACTAACCTCAAGGCCATCACCTAACAGGGAGGCGATGCAATCTTGCTTAGTTCGTTATCGGTCTTGTATGGAGGATGCGGATACAGCGATAGTGTTCACTGATGCTGCGATCACAGATTCAAATACTGACTTCGAAAAATTCAGAGGCAAAGTCGATTTGATCGGATGCTGTTTGCGTGATAAGGGCAAGGCGTACGATTACGCTAAATCTATGCAACGTTGGTTCAAAACAATCGTTGTCAGTGAAAATCCAATACAACTGGCAAGACTGATCTGCGACAAGCTTATGGCGTAGATCCTCCATAATCTGGATACAGGCCCACAGGCTTCGGCTTGTGGGCTTTTTTGTGCCTGATCACTTCGCCTCCATGTTCTGAATACAAGGCGCCAGATGCTCTAGGATTCGCTTTCGTTATTCATGAACTCCTACCTTTAGAATTCGATTGCGGGCCCGTACGGTCGATTTGGTACGCCCTAGGGCATACGCCTTCCCTATAGGGCGAGTGAGGAAGGGTCCTTAGAGTCGACGAGATGCCCCTTATAGGCGTTTTGGTAAATAGGGCTGTCCTATCCCATTCGGATGGCTTCCCGTCAAACCTCCGTGATCTGGTGGCTTCTAACTTGAGAATCGGTCTCAAAAAAAAGTGAAATTAAACATTTATTTTACAAGTAATTAGAATGATTCTAAATAAGGTGATTTTGGTCGTTCTGTATCCAAAATATGGGGATTTTACGATTTTTCGGATCGTTTTTCGTTCAGCTCTTCAATGACTAGGACGTACTAGGACAGTGGATACATGGCCTGTTCTAGGACGTATCCAGATCGTGGATTCACCCGGTGCCGGGACAACCGGGACAACCGGGAACGTCCGGGCGCGACGACTACCCGGCGTGGCACCGGGCACAGGCTCCCGGAAATGAATCTTCTATAACAATAGGACAAAAAGCCTAAATAGGAACAAAAGCCTAATAAAACAATAAGCCGAAAAGCCTAAGCCTAAACGTAAAAATCCAGTTTCCAGTTGGTACACTTGGTACACTTGTCCACTTCATTCAATTTGTTGCTTGACATCAGCATAAAACCTTGGTCAGGGGTAGGAATGTCACCATCAAGAGGGATCTGGATCTCATCCCAAGTATTAAGCGATCCAAAACTAAGACACATCGACAAACTGATCCTGAGCTACGTGCAGGGGTTCAGCGGAGATGAAGGTTGCTTTGCTAGCAACCGAGCGATAGCGGAACTGTTAGGTGTACAGCACCCGAACAGCATTCAGAACAGAATCTCGGTCCTCGTTGAGAAGAATTACCTCCGCAAGAAAGGCTCTCATGGGTACAGAAAACTCTATCTAGGAGAAAAAATCAAATGATGTACTGAAGTAAACCAAATGGTTTAGGGTAGTAAATCAAATGGTTCACATATAACTAACTTAAAACTAAAGTATAACTAATTAGTATTAGTACCTTAAGGGTTTTAGCACCTAAAATGATTAGTTTTTTAGTTGAGTTAGTTAGTTGAAGGTAAAGGTGAATCTAAGGTGAAAGTTAAGTTCCCCGTCCGGGGACGTAAATCCTCACGGATTTCCATTAAGTTCCCCCGCTAACCAGTTAAATAAATGTAAAGTGAGGTTAAGTTGTTGACAACAGTGCGCAAGTCCACAGGGTGCAGCTCATGGACAAAAACACAAAACAGGCAGTGGGCGCCGAAAAGCCCACAGTTAGTGAAATGCTCAAGCAGACTATGATCTGCTTTAAGCCAGATGATCAGTTGGAGTTTGAGGCTGCTCTCTGGTGGGAGGAGATCGAGGCAAAGCAACGAGCCACCGAGGAACAGATGCTAGAATATTATTCGAGGAAAGGAGAAGTGAAATGCGGCAGCTAACATTTAACGAGCCTCTGGCTCGAAGCACAGATCCGGTAACAAGTCACGAAGCAGCGGTAGATGCTTCTCGGTTTTCGGGGAACAACAGAAGCAAGGTCTTAAATTTGCTGTACTCGTTCGGGGCGTTGACGGACTATGAGCTAGCCGACAAGACAGGTCTACAGCAGAACAGCATAGGCAAACGCCGAGGAGAGTGCAGTCAAGCTGGACTAGTGCAAGCCTTGACCGACCTAGACGGTAATCCTGTTAAAGGCAGGACTCCTAGTGGCAGTAAGGCCATTCGATGGACCCTCACATCTAAGGGCGTGGAATTTGTACAAGGAGGTTTATCATGCTAGACGTAGGTAGCGTAATTACGTTTCGGTTGGCTCCAGCGGAAATCCTTTATGCGGGTCAAGTGATACGCATGAAGGAGCTGCTAGACTCCGACTACAAAGTCGAGGTCAGGGGACGATCCGGTAGGACTCTTGTCCTAGATAGCTTTCACGGCTCTCAGGGTATGATCTGGCCTAATTATAGTCAGGCCGATCTGTACGTTGAGGGCGGCTGGGAAGCTCTCTGCGAGAAAAAGCTCGTAGACACCTATTATTTTGACGCAGAATCCGCTCGCAAAAAAGATGCTGCGGATAGAAAAAGAAGAAAACCATCAATGGTCAAGGAGGACCAGCGGTTCAAAAACGAACCATTACACATATGTACAAAATAAACAAAAAAATTAACTACCGATTTTTCGATCAAGTAAAATCCCTCTTCGGAGTCTCGTTAGAGGATCTGAGAAAGAAATCCAGAACGGAGCCATTGGCTTCAGTCAGAGCGTTGGTAGGTTGCTACCTGCACAATGAGCTGGAGTACAGCCGTAACCGTATTGCAGAAATTCTGCATCGGGATAAGACAAACATATCCCATTATTTCTACAATCACGAAGATCGGATGTTCGCAGATAGGGATTACAGGAAAAGCTACGATGCTTTAAAAACAAAGGATAAACAATGTGCTTTAATTACGAAATAGACCGAGATACTGCCTCTCTTGAGGAGGCAGTAAAACAGATAGACAAGAGCTGGGATGATCCAGTCATCATATCTAGATGGGACGGAGAACGAGTTTCGTTTGACTCCGGTCCTAGGGCGGTTTTTCACCCCACTCTTCTAAAGGTTTGTATGTGGGACGTAGATGACGTTCTAACCGATGAGCCTCTAGACGATGTAGCCGACGAATTAATCAAGGAAACCCTGTATAAAATAATATGAGTACACCACAAGAACTGAACCTCGCCCTTTCAGGGCAGATCGACGCTGTTATGCAGCGGTACTTCCCAGATGCTAAAAAGCGTGGGAGCAACTACGAGATGGGAGATCTCGATGGGAACAAGGGCTCCTCCTGTGGAGTGTTCCGAGCCAAGGGAGGAATATATCTGGCAAAGGACTCAGCTACAGGCGAGTGCATACCTATACTCTCTTTGATCGCTAGGAAGCACAGCAACTGGAAGGAGGCATTTACCGAGGCTCGACGAATCTGCGGGTTGCATGACCTGAAACCTGTTATAACTGTTGAACGTCCTAAAGTTTCTCAGGACAGTAGCACTGCACTAGGACCGATGCGGGGGACTGAGGCCATGAAATACCTGTCTCAAGATCGAGGTCTGTCTGAGGCAGTCTTAAAGAAGTACGAAATCCGAAGTCACAAGCGGTACAGCGGAGTGAATGAAGATTTTTGGGCAGCTAGGTTTTACGACGCTGAAGGAAATTACGTTATGCTAAAAAGCACTGGTGTGCTGAGGCAGGACGGCAAGAAGGACATCTGGAGTACAAAAGCGTGGCATACACTCTGGGGGTGGAAGAATGTTACTGACAATGACAGGAGTATCCTGATCACAGAGGGGGAGATAGATGCCATGTCTTGGGATCAGATGGACGTAGGGATGCCTTGTCTGTCTGTCCCTAGTGGCGTATCTAACCTAGGTTGGATTGATAACGACTACGAGGCGTTGTCTCGTTTCGAGAACGTCTACATAGCAATGGACAACGATGAGGCTGGTCAGAAAGCCTCAAAAGCGATAGCTAAACGCCTTGGTCTGCAACGGTGCAGGACTGTGCAGTACCCAGAAGACATCAATGACGCTAACGATTTATTGCGGAAATGTCCTACCGATGCTCCTAGTCTAGTACAAGCTGCGGAATCAAATGATCCTCCCACAATACGCACAGCAGCGAGCCTAGGTTCAGATGTTGCCGATGAGGTTCAGAGATACGAGTCCGAAAAGGCCCACAATCCTTTCATGTGGCCTGAGCTCCCGTTCCGACTTCGTGAGGGCGAGCTTGTCACACTGGGTGGTTACGCAGGACATGGCAAATCTCAGTTGATGTACCAGATGGTCCTACACGAAATGGTGGCTAATGATCGCAGGGGATGTGTTGCATCGTTTGAGATACCTAGTTCTTCGATGCTGATGCAGATGCTGTGGATGCAGAACGGTAAATGCCCAAATCCTGACAAGATCGAGGACGAGGTGCAGATTCTCGCAGATAAACTCTGGTTTGTGGAATCCGAGGAGGGTACAGATAACACTTGGGAAAGCCTCAAGGACGATTT